GTTCTGACACTGGTGATAACGCTCTTTGGTGTTCTCACTGAGATAACGACTTGAGCGAGCGTGTGCAGCAGTTCCGCAGATATTGCAATGAAACATAATTTATCACCTCCACCATTCAACATTGATAAAGTGATTTTAGACTTTTTACCTTTAATATCAATGAATTATTATCAATTCAATCTTGTTGAATTTCCTCCTCGTACTCCACATCAGAAAGCTTCACCTCAAGCTCTAACGCCGTCGTGTAGCCGCTATCGCTGAGTGAATGAGTCACCTTAGTGATTGTCCACGCCTGCTCATCTATGACGCGCTTAAACCCCTTCACCGCTATCGGCGTTTCCGGATATAAATCTGCACGCCCCATGGCGAGACTGATAGAAAACTCCGCCACACCACGTTGCAGCTTGTCCCACTTCGCCAGTGCGGCGCGCATCGCCTGCGCCTTGCTGGCATAGACTGTAGTGATGGCAAACACATTATCGGCCTCGCCGGTCATGTATTCCCCTTCCCTCGCTTCTTTCGGCTTGGCCGCCGTCTTCTTGGCAGTAACCGGCTTTGCCCTGGGGTGTTGCAGCGCGCGCAGGTGCTGAGGCTTCGGTTTGCGTTTGAGCTTGACCTGTTGCTTTTGCGGCTTCGGGTCTTTGGTGTGCAGCCATTTCGCCGTCACGCCGGTATACGCGGCCCGGTCAGCAATCGCAAATTGATGTCGGTCACCGTCGCGGCGCTCGATGGTCATCTGCGGTATCGGCTTACCGCTGGCGGTCACGCCATTACCGGCCCGGATAAATAGCAACCTCCCGGCTTTTATCGACACCTCCGCCCCGTTGCGGCTGGCAAGTCGCGTCAAAAACTTGGCGTCGGACTCCTCCGACTGGTCGATATGCGGGACTTTAATCCCGGCCAGCTCTTTCGCAACACAGGCGGCCAGCTTGTTCCTCTCGGCAATTTTGCCAATCACCGCACCGAGTGTCGTGTCATGATAAGACTCCTCCCGGCGGGCATTGAGCGAACCGCGAAAATCAGCGGAACGGGCGCGAATAGTCAATGTGTCAGGCGTTCCCCGATGCTCTATCTCGTCGACGGTAAAATTGCCTTTGTTGAACAATGGCGCACCCTGCCAGCCAAGATGAAGCGAGAGCACTGCGCCCCGGCCGGGCATCATGACCTGACCGTCGGCGTCGTCCAGTTCGATATCCAGCTGGTCAGCCTCAAATCCGCGGTTGTCCGAAAGCGTCAGGGAGAGCAAACGGGAGCTGATATCGTGCGTGATGTCCTTGTCGCCCATTTTGAGCATAAACGCCGGGGCGATGGTTGCCCCTGCATCCAGCGTCATCCCGGTAATCATTGGAACAGCCCTCCCGCCATGTTCCCCGCCTTGGCCGCCAGCTCGCTCACCTGACCGAGCATCCCCTCGGCCTGTGCCTGCAAATCGCCATACATGGCCGTAAAGGATTCATCCACGCGCGTGAGCGTGAGCGTAAACTCGATGCGGCGGGCGCTGCCGGTGGAGAAAAACTCCGTGCGGGTTTCGCTGACGCTGTTCACGACAAACATGCCGTAAATGGTGCCTGTCCCTTCCAGCAGCGGCCACGCCTTGCCCTCGGCCGCCATCGCATCGAGCAGTTGCATCGAGATTTTGCCACCGGTGATTTCGGGCAGCAGTACGCCGGAGAGCGTGATTTTTTCCTCATTCACGCCGAGAAATTGCAGCGCAGGCCGCTGGCCGATGCGGCTGTTTGACGGCCAGCGATAATCTACCGAGCGCGCCAGCATTTGATACGGCACCGTCTGCAACTGGAACACAAACAGCCCAAGAATCAGCATCATCAGCACAACCCCTTAATCCATCGCCATATTTGAGCGTTGCGCCGCGCGGCGCTTGCGCTCCCGTTCTTCCACCACGTCCAGCAACATCCGCTTGGTTTCCGCCGCGCTGGCTCCGCCGGGGTGCTGGCTGCCGACGTGGAAATTATTGACGCTGTTATCCACATAAGATTTCCCGCCCCCGGCCGTAACCGGTACATAGCCGCCCGTCAGCAAGCCACCCGACGGGGAATACCCGCGCCCGTTCGCCCCGTTGGCGTAGTCATTGGCCTTCTGCGCTTTCTTGTCGAGGTCGCTGGATTCAGCATTGATGACGCCAAGCTTTTCCAGCACCCAATCAATGCCCTGACGCAGCTTGTTGAATGCCCTGAGCGGCAGCATCAACACGTCGGCCAATCCGCGGCCAAACGCCAGCCCGGCGTTTTTACAGTTGTCGAGGGTCTCCTTCGTCGATTTCACCGGTTCGATTAAATCTTTGAACCATTGCCAGACCGCCTTTAGCTTCTCGCCGAGCCAGTCAAAAACCGGCTTCAGCGGCCTGAACAACTCGCCAACCGGCGCAAATGCACTGATAAGCCCCTCAATAACGCCGCTGAAAAAGGCGCTGATAGGCTGCCAGTATTTGCGGATCAGCAGCGCACCGGCCACGATGGCCGCACCCACCGCCACAATCGGCCACGTCAGCGCGCCGAGCACCGCCATGATGGCCCCGCCCGCCACGCTAAAGGCCGTCCCTAGCGCGCCAGCAACCGCAATGATGCCGTTAATCCCCATGATGACCGGCCACGATGCCAAGCCAATCGCCCCCAGCGTGCCGACAATCGCAAGGCCACCGAGCGCGACTTTGGCCAGCGTCCCGGCAAGCTCTTTGTTGTTTTTGATCCAGAGGTCAATTTTCAGCAGGAACTTTGTCGCGCGGGTTGTCAGCTCACGGAAAGGCGTTTCCAGTTGGTCATACATGTCGATGCCGATGGCCTCATAGGCGGACTGAAGCTCTTTCAAATCCCCGCCGAGGTTGTCCTGCATGACTTTGACCAGCTCCTCCGTCTTGCCGTCAGACTCCCGGAGCAACTTGGTCAGGCGGTCAAGCTTGCCGGAAGCCGCATCCCCCATCAGCACCGCAGCGGCCGACGACGCTTCTTCGCCGAAGATGACTTTCATGTACTCCGCGCGCTGGGCAGTGCCGAGCTTGTTTTTATCGAAGCTCCTTTGCATTTCCTTCAGGATGGTGAACAGCGGCCGCATATTGCCTTTGCGGTCGGCGGTTTTGACGCCCAGCTCGGCCAATGCGTCATTCGCCTTACCCATGGGAGCCTGCAACCGGGTAATCACTGCGCGGCTCCCCGTACCGGCCATAGAGCCGGTAATTTTGGCATCCGCCAGCGCCCCGGCAATGGCCGCCGTTTCCTCGACGCTGATACCGGCATTTTTCGCCACCGGCGCGGCATAGGTCAGGGTGTCGCTGAGTCCTTCGAAGTTGGCGGCGCTCTTGTTCATGGTCTGTGAAATCACATCACCAATGTGTGCGACTTGGTCGTTTGCCAGCCCAAAAGCGGATTTCACCCCCATCAGCAGGGTGGCGTTTTCCTCCATGGTTTTACGGTTGGCCAACGCCATATTGAGCGTGACCGGCGTCGCGGCGGTGATCGCATCTTTGTCGCCGCCCGCTTTGGCAATGATGATTTGGGCCCCGGCAGCGTCATCCGCCGACGCTGCCGTGTTATCACCAAGCTGCCGCGCTTGCGTGCGAAGCGCCACCATGTCAGCCGAGTCTTTTGCCACGCCGAGCACGGCCTGTAGCTCGGAGTTTTTTTGCGCAAAATCATACCCCGGCGTCAGGAGCTTTTTGGCCGCAAAACCGCCCACGGTTGCCGCCCCGACACCCGCAGCGCCCGCGCCCGCCACATTGCCCGCCAGTTGCTTTCCGGCCTGATAGCGCTGGCTCACTGCGCTGAGTTTTGCCTGCTGCTGGCTGACGCGCGACAACGCCTCCCGCTGGCGGTTGAGCTGGGCGGTGGTCTCACTGATGGAGGATTTCAGGCGGCGCTCGTCGGCGGCGAGGGTGCGGGTGTTAATCCCGACCTGCGCCAGCTCTTGGCGCTGACGCTGCACCGACTGGCGCAGCCCGTTATATTTGAGCTGCAACTCGGCGGCCGAACGCTTGGCCGCCTCCATCAGCTGCGCCTGTGCGCGGGTCGGCTTCTCGGTGTTTTTGAACTGCACCGCCAGCGCGGCGGCTTCCTGCTTGGCCTTTGCCAGCGCCTGACCGGTGACGGCAAGCTGCGCGCTCGATTTGCGGAATCCTTCGACGCGCCCGGCCTGTGCGTTCAGCTCTTTAAGGTTTTGCCGGGTGTCGCGGATTTGTGCAGACAGCGATTTACTCGCTGTCTGGATGCTTTTAAACGGGCGGCTCGCTTGGTCAACGGCTTTGAGTAGCACCTGCAACCTGACGTTGTTACTCATTCGTTTGTCCGCTTCGGTGGAGCGCTTTGTCGCGCCAGTTGAGGAGTTCTTGCGGTGTCATCGGGTAAAGCTCTGACGGCGGCCAGTGAAAAATCGTCGCGATATCCGCCATCAGGTCATCAACCGACAAACCGGCAGGAAAATCTAGCGTGCCGAACTCGGTGCCAAAAAACCGATAACCTTCCCGGCCAGCGCCACAAGGTCAGGCAGCTCCAGCGCCGCGACTTCACTCTCGGTCAGTGGCGGATAGGTCATGCGCGGCAGCACCTTAATCAGCGCATCGACTTCAGAGTTAGCCAGCGCGGCCAGCCCGACGCCGCGCAGAGTACCTGCATTGGGCTTGGTCAGCGTCACCGTATCGATAAAGGTTTCGCCGCGCTTGACGGGAGTATCCAGCTTCACGACGTTCGGGTTTTCGGTTGTGGCGATGATGTTTTCGTCTTTCATGATGTGATTCCAGTCCAGTCAGGGGAATGGCGGCCGGACCTGCCGACCGCCCGGTGATTACAGCCCGATATTGCGACGGTGCTGCGCCAGCATGTCGACGCCGTTCACACGTTCAACCATGTTGACGGTGTCCACTTCGATGCGCTCTTTGCCATCGACGGTCAGTTTGAAATAGGTGCATTGCGTCGAGATTTTTGTCTCGGTGTCTTCGCCCTGTTTCTGGTCGCCAAAATCAAACTCTTTGTGACGGCCACGCAGCACAATCTCAACGGCGACCATATCGCCGGTGTCATCGCGCTGGTAAGAACCGCAAAAGCGAAGCGGCACCGATGCGGCGCTGGCGGCGGCGTACTGAGCCCAGAGCTGGTCATCGGGGAAACCGCCGATAGTCCACTCGACGCTGAGGGCATCATCGTCTAACCCCATATCGACCGGAGCCGCGCCGTTCATACCGCCGCCGCGATAGTTCTCCAGCTTGCGCGTCAGTTTCGGCAGGGTCACAGAGCTGACCACGCCCATATAGCTCAGGCCGTCGTTAAACAGGTTGAGGTACTTCAGTTTGCGCGGGAGTGCCATGGTTTAACGCGTCCTCTTAGCTGTTGACGCCAGCGGCCAGATTCACCAGATATTTATCGGTGATACGCTGGCGCAGGGTCAGGTCTTCCAGTGGGGGAACCGGGGTATAGTCATAATCGATATACAGTTTCCCGGCTTTCAGGGTCTCTTTATCGTTGGCCGATTCGTCGTACCAACAATCCGCATCGATGATGTAGCCGTTGGATTTCAGTTCACGGAATTTGGCTTTGATGCCCTCGACAATGTCGCGGATAAGCGTGGCGGTGACGGGCTTATCCACCGCCCACATGTGCGCCTCGGCCATGGTGTCAGCCAATACCTGCGCGGTGCGGGTGTAGTTTTCGAACAGGAACAGCGGGTCATCAGAGCAAGAGCGGTTGCCCCAGAAGCGAAAACCATCTTTACGCACCAGCGTGGTGACCCCGGCCTCATTGAGCAGGTCGGCATCGGTGCCGGGTGCCTGCAAATCCCAGAACACGCTGGCGGAAATGCCGGTCACGCCATTGACGCCGACGTTAGAAAGCGTCTTATGCCAGCCGGTTTCCGTGTCGATTTTGGCGCGCAGCCCCAACGCGCGCGCGGTGGCATGAGCCGTCGTGCTGACGTTGCCGGTGGTATCCCACGCGAGGAAATCCGGCCAAATGAGCATCAGTTCGCGCTGACTGAAATTGTCGCGGTAGGCGATGGCCTCGGAAATGCTTTTGCAGCCGTACGCGCTGATGTAACCGAACGCGCGCAACTGCTGGCAAATCCCGGCCAGCGCCGTCGCCACTTCCAGCGAATCCAGCCCCGGCACGCCCAGAATGCGAGGTTTCACACCGGTAACGGCCTGTGCTGTGAGCAAGGCTTTCATGCCGGTATAGCGGCCGTTTTCGTCCGCGCCGCCGATGATGTTTGACGTGGTTTCCGCCGCATCTTTGCCCTCTTCGACGCGCACAACAACCGTCACGGGTTTGCACTGGTCGCCAATGGCTGACAACGCTTTCGCCAGCGTGCCGGATTTCCCGGCCTTACCAGCAGCGGCAATCACATCGGTAATCAGCACCGGGGTGTTGAGCGGGAAAAGCTTCGGGTCGGCATCTTTGCCGGTGCAGACCATGCCGACGACAGCCGTCGATACGGTAGAGATGACGCGCGTGCCGTCATTAATTTCGACGACGCGCACACCGTGATGATAATCGCCCATTAACTTGCTCCATGGTGAGTAGGTGCAGGCATGATGACGCCCAGCGCACCGGGCCGCACGCGGTGGGCGCTGGAAGGCCGACCAGACAACAGACCGGGCCGGATTGGAGAGCTTGGCGGGAATGACGATCGTTTGTGCCGATCAATAACGCCGCATTGATCTATGCAATCAATTGGACGGATTTTAGCCGGGCGGGGTAAGGTCGAAGAGTAGACGCGGCAACATCAGGGAAAGCCGCAAATACAAAAGCCCACATCACTGCGGGCTTTTTTTCTTAGAGGCCGGGAACCACTGGCCAGTTAATCTCCGGGGCTGACATATCAAGACGATTCACCGTCACACGGTATTTTTTCCAGTCCGCCAACAGCGCTTTTTCTGCCTCGGTCGCCATATCCAAATCAACAGCATCCTGAAGCGGCGCGACAGCCTTACCCGCGCTCGCCAGCAATTCATTTTTTCTGGCTTCGGCGCTCGCCATCCTTTCTTCAGCGGAATAGATGCGCTGGCTCACCTTCTTACCGTCAAACACCCACTCACCATTAGCCAGACAGCGCTTTGGCAGCTTCGTTGGGTTCAGCTCAATAACCGATAAGCCAATCGGCCACAGCATCGACACATCACTGTTAATCGCGCAGATAATGCCGCTTTCGTCATAAGCCAGTTTTACGGTGTCCGGCGAAAACAATTTTTGCGCGGTGTACCAGTCAATACCGTTATCATCCTGAAGATAAATCACATTCTCACCGAGGAATAATTCTTCCGGCGTGTATCGCTTCAAATTCTTAATGTGTTGCATTTTACACCGTTCCAATTGTTGCCCATGTGCCGTTAATCAGCACCTGAACCGCTGAATAAGCGCCCCAGATTGAGGGGTTGTAGTTTGAGCCGGACATACCCGTATAAACACAGCCCGACGGTAAATCGATGCGCCCGCCGGTATCCGCGATAACCGTGCGCCCGGCCATGCGCACACCCTGAACCAAATGCTGATAGGCCCAATTCTGCGCATTGTTCTGCGCAGCAGAGATATTTTGATTAAGCCAGTTGCTGAGATAACCGCCCCAACAACTGCCTTGAACGTTGCCGTCAGGGTGCCACGTCGTCCCGCTTGATGTGGTGATCGCGGGCCAGTTACCGCCGATGTGCATACCCGACTCAAAGGCGGCGGCACCGGTTCTGACATCCACAGAAAACGGGCGCAGGTTGTTGAATGTGCCGTACTGGTCGTTTTCTTTTGTCAGCAGCAGGTAAAGCCGGTTGCCGTCATTGCGCCAGAAGGAGCCGAACCCGCCGCCGACCATGCGATAATTATCAATGTGGGTCGATTGGATCTCCGCGCTGGTCTTTAGCGTCCCGGTTAACTGCCCGCCGGTCTTCGCCAGATAGCGGCCATCTGCTTCGGTTTTATTCCATGCGTTGACGTCACCGGCCAACAAATTCACATCAGCGGACAGCGGCTTACCGTTCACCTTGATGGAACGGAGCGCGTATTTCTGGGCGGCCTGCGCGTCGGTCAGCGCGCCGACGTCTGCCGCAGTGGGTTTGTAGTCCGTCGTATAAACTCGCGCCCAGCGGAGCGAAGCCGCGCTGTCTTTTCGCATCGAGCGCAAATAAAACGCCATATCGCCGGAGCCTACGGCAAATTGCACATTGCGGAACTCGTTCACTTTCCCGGTAAACAACACCCCCATGCCGCCCGGCACGGGATAGCCCTTATTGGCAGTGGCAACCAGTGACTCAACGGTAAAGCCATTTTCGCGATTTAAGTCATCGTCAGCATTGGCGGTATTTTCGTTCGGGAATACGATACGCGGCAGAGTTAACGCCCCTTTCATCGTGTCGCCGGTCTGTTTTACAAATCGGCCATCGGACTCTTTTTTACTCCATGCGCCAACGTCTGCCGCCGTCGGTTTGTAATCGGTGGTATAAATGCGACTCCACCTCAATTCTGCCGACGCATTCGAGCTTCCCAAAAATCCCGCACCACTATTTGAAACACTCAGATAGCCAGTAGAGGGGCCACCATCGCAAGGAAGAGACAGAACACCGTAAACCCCATTGCCCGGCGTGTTCGAAGAGGTATTGTTTACCCGATAGATTTGACCGGTGTTGCAGTACGCATTCTCAAAATGTCGCGAACCCATCCCCAGCCCGAATGCGCCGACGGCCATCAGTTGGCCACCTTCGACCCCCACGTTTTTTGTCGCGGCATCGCCCAGCGCCAGATTGCCGCGCGCGGCGGCTTTATTCGTCAGGTCGGACAGATTAGCGTCCTTTTTCATGCTGGCATCGCTGACCGTTTTAAGCGCCTTGGGGGTGCTGGCTTTCGTTTCATCAGTGCTGGTTGTCGCGCTGCTCAGTTGCACCAGCCCTTTTGCCGTGGTGCTGGCGTCGGGGTGATTGCGGGTTTTCTCATGCGCGGTAATCGCGTCGGTAACATAGTCTTTTGTCGCCAGCACGGTATCTCCACCGGCAATCACCTGAATCGCCTCGGTGCTGCTGACAATCAAAATCATGCGCAGCGTCTGCGTGCGGCCACTGCCCTCTTCCAGCTTCGGCTTGTAGCTCTCCGCCATATTGCTGACCGCAATCAGCGTCCCGGCCTCGTCATAGAGGCCCATCTCACGCAACCACCACCCGCCGACGTTCGCCGGAATAATCATCTCGGCGAGAATGTGATTTTTCAGCGCCTTATCGATGGTCAGCCCGTTGAGCGCCGCGCGGTACTTCTCGTTGACGAGTTTTGTTTGCGCCGGATTTGGCGTCGGCAGCGTACCGTTCCCGTCGCCGACGGCCATAGAGACGATTTTCAACTGCGTGCCGCCCGCGCTGGCGGCGGCAATCTTGGCCGCCCCGGCGGTGGTAATAATCGCTTTGTATTTGTTCATGATTCTCTCTTATCCGGGGTAAACGGTAATGACATCGCCATCAATGGCGGCCGCGCCGGTGTAAATCCGGCCGGGGATGTCCTGCAAAATGTTAAGGCCAATCAGGTGACGGCTCAGGGGCTTGGCGTCGGCGATAAGGCGCTCCATTTCCTGATACATTTCCTCTGTGATGCCGGTTTCCAGCACGCCAATATCGAGCCGGAAGGTGCCGGGAGGATCGGCGCCGTCGGTGTGAAACCATTCAATGACGTTAATCAGGTAGCCGAGCGGTTCCACCACGCGGCGCACGGCACCGATGGTGCCCTTGTGCCGGTGAATGTAAAACGCAGCGGATACCACGCCTCGCTTGACGTCCTCCGGCCAAGCCTCATCCCATCTATCAACGGAGAACGCCCACGCCAGATAAGGCAGCAGATGCACCGGGCAGGTTTTCGGGTTCCACAGGTCACGCAGCGGAACCGGCACGCGCTCCAGCTCAGCACACGCGGCGGCGGCGGCGACTTCCAGCACTGAGGAGCCAACAGGCAATAAGCGATTAGTCATCGGCGCGCCCCGGTGTGATGTTCACGCCGGTGCAGTAACCCGCCTGCATTTTATCGAGCACGATGTCGGCGGCCGGTTGAGCAACTTCAACACGTTCAACACCTTCCACGGTCAGCGCAGCGATAATGCCGGAACGCCGGATACTGCGACCTAAGCGGCGCATGGTCAGCACATAATTGTGTAAACGTTGTTTTGCCGCATTGAGGATTGGCGCAACCTCCGGGCCGGGGTACAGGTATAAAACGGCCTCGATGACATAAGGGGCAATTTTGGCCGATTGCACAATGACGCGATCGGCAACCGGACGCACGTCCTCGTCATTCAGCGCGTCGCGGACAACCTGCAACAGTTCAGGGCTTGCGGTGCCGTCGCCGTCCCGTGACAACACGGTGACGGTCACGTTAGCCGGTGATGGGCTGATTGCCGTCACATCAGCCACCCGACCATCGGCCGAGCGGGCGTGAAAACGGTAGGAACCGGCCGAACCTGCTGTGCTCATCCCCTCGAACGCGTCTTGCAGGCGCAGGCGGTAATCTTCATCCGCTTCCATAACTGCCGGTGTTGGCGGAATGGTGCTTTCATCCGCCGGGGCAATCACCAGTCGCGGCGTGTTGAAGTTCGCGCCGAGCTGGTCAAGGTCTTCGCCGGTGGCGTGCGCCAGCATCACCGCTTTGGCGGCATCGTTAACGCGCTGGCGTAGCAATACCTCCCGATACGCATTTTCCTGAAGCAGCTTGACGATAGGCTCCGATTCGAGCGCCAAAGTTCGGGCAATAGCTTCCTGCTGGTCGGCCGGGTACAGGGAAATCAGCGTCGCTTTGCGCTCGGCAAACAGGGTTTCATAGTCCAGCGGCTCAACGACGTTCGGCGCGGGCAGTTGGCTTAAATCGATAGTTGCCATGGTGTCAGCTCAATGGGACGGTTAACGAAAATGTGCCGCCGGTGGTGTCTTGGCGCACGCCGGTAATATCAACGAACATCTGACCGCTGAAGGTCTTTTCGAAGGTGATGGACGTCAGCCTGATACGCGGCTCCCATTTGAGGATTGCCATGTAGCAGGCGGCCATCACCTGCCCATTCACCGCCGGGCTTTGCGGCTGGTCAATCAGGGCAGACAACAGCGAGCCATATTCCCGCCGCATCACTCGGGAGCCGACAGGGGTAATGAGGATGTCGCGAACGCTCTGGCTGATAAGCTCGCTGTCCGTCAGGGTCTGGCCGGTGTCCCGGTTCATGCCGATATATCGCACGGTCATCGGGTTTCCTCCGTCCAGTCTCCGCCGCGCTGCACACCACCGTGGCCGTGTTTATCCACCTGCACGCCGTTGGATTTAAAAGTACCCCCGCCGTGATCGATATCGCCCGACATTTTCCCGCCCTTTTTCAGCTCCAGCGTGTCGGCGGTCAGCTTGTTGGTGCAGACCACCTCCGGTGTATCAAGTGTGATTTTTTGACTGGCGATAATCGTCACCTTCGGCGCAGAAACGTCGACGGCTACTTGCGCACTGATATTGGCCGTTTTAATGCCGGTAACGCTCAGCGCGCCGGTTTTGGGCTCATATTCGATGACCGCACCATCGGGAAAACTGGTGTGATATGCCTCCGGCGACACTGACGGAGCCGGAAAATCGTCGGAGTTGATAGCTGGCAGCACAAAGGCGGCATCCAGCTCGCCACCCAGTGCCAGCACAACCACTTGCTCACCGATGGAGGGTGCCCACCATGTGCGCGCACCTCCGGCACGGCAGGCCAACCACTGCAACCAGTCCGTCGTATTGCCACCCAATTGAACGCGGCAGCGCGGCGGCTTGTATTGAACTTCTACGATGACGCCAATGCGGATGAGGTCGCGTACAGCGCGAGCGAGTTCTGAAATCGATTCGAGTGTGTTCATGGTGGAAAGGATGCCGCTGAAGAGATCCAGCGGCAATTTGCGGGCGTAGGATGGCCCGTCAGACAACGGCTAAAAAGAAAATAACGAGGCAATTGTCGATAATGGATAGGTCAATACTTTGAGTAAAAAAGACAAATCACCACCTGAGGAAAATAACGCCCCGGTCAAAAAAACATAAGAGACATATCCCACAGCTAAAACATAACAGGAATATCTAAAGGCATCATTTGCATTCCTTTCCATCACATAAGCAAACGCCAAATAAAAACTAGACAAGATCAGGGCTGGGCATGCAAAACTAGAAAATAAAATAAAAACAAGATATCGAATCGTTTGATTTAAACCCAAAACCCCCATAAATCCATAGCGAGAGAACGCTGCAGATACATTATCTATAAGCAAAGATAGTTGAGGATAAACCTCAGCATTAGCCTCTATAGCTTTAGCACCACAATAACAAAGCACCCCCATCACACACGAGGCGAGAAAATACAAGCTATCACCGTACCTACTCATCCCATGAGACCGAATAGAATTTACCACTCCAAACAGACAAAGTAGCGGCAAGACAATTGATAGCGCAGACAAAACATGAGAAAAAAACAGCGGGAAGAAATGAAAAAAAACAAGCATTACAAAAGCACACACTTTTACTAAAAAAGCCATTTCACCCTTCACTTTCTGCATGGCTTCATGATATATTATAACATTATTATCCCCATTAATATTTGGGCTATTAATCCTAACGTTTTTCTTAAATTTAAAATTAATCTTATTCACTTTATAACTAAAAATGGCACCTACAGAAAGTGCGATGAAAGACTCTATGTTTATCAAGTTACCTAGCACGGCACCCCCAAAGAAATCAATATGCAGTTTAACAATCGGTCACAACAAATATCATATGTTTATCACCAAGTTCAAGATTTCCCCCCGACATTCTCCATAATCACCATTTCAATAATCGTCTTATCATTCTTGCTAACCCCCAACAGCGGTCGAGCCTGATACTGCACGTCCCGGCTATGGCGGGTCGGGCGGTCACGTAAGCCCTCTTGGTGCACCCGCGCGATACGCTGCACGCGCCCGGCAAACTCGACCAGCGCCTCATCAGCGGTGGCTTTGGCTTTCATGTATCGATGGGTGCGCAGCTTGGCAAACATCTCGCGCTTAACTCGCCCTTTTTTGCTACGAACCGGCTGCCGCTTACGGGCGGCATACGGTGTGCCGTCCGGTGCCTGCTGGCGCTTAATGCGCTGCTGCTGACTGATGCGCAGCCGCTTCGCAATCTCGGCCGCCATCTGGCGACGGCGGGAAGCGGATAGCCCGGCAATCAGCCCGGCGAGTTTGTCATCAAAAGGCTTAAGCTCACTCATCCCACGCGCTCACCAGCTCACCGTTAATGTAAAGCTCCATCGGGCGCGCTACCGGCTCAGGCAGCGGCGGCTCCGGCATATGGGACACGTGCAGCGCCCGGTCAACTTCCTTCACCAGCGTGCGCTCAGTCAGTTGCAGGCTGATACTGATGTCATAACTGTCGTCGTTGTTGATGTCGGCGAAGTAGGTGAACCCCTTTTTCTTGCCCTCGTCCGTGGTCATGATATCGGGCTGATTCTCCCGCAACCACGCCCCAATCGGCACCAGCAGCAAATCCACATCATCCGGGTAATCTTGGACTATCACATTGAGCGTATAGCGATTCTCAAATGACAGAGAGGCGGCCAGCGTAGCCCCGATGACGCCGCTGTCGATAAATATGCGCAGCATATCCGGGTTCGCCCTGAGCTTCGGCACCGCGTCATAAAGCGCTTTGCGCAGACTTTTCGGCTTTAACATCGAGTTCCTCCTGACACTTTTTCACGGTCTCCACCTGAAGCGCACAGCTTGCCAGCGCGCGCTCAAGATTAAAGATATCGGCGCTTAAATCACCGTTGGTCTTCGGGTTGCTGCCGGGCAGCGGGCAACTGCTGACCTTCGGACAGCCAGCGTAAATAATCGTCGGGGGTGGCGAAGTCGGGGCGGGTATGCAGCCGGATAACGTCATCAGGCAAAGCAGACTGATACCAGCGGCGCAGCGCTTCATTTTCATTGAGCAGCCTCGTAATGGTGTGATTGCGGCGGGTGGCCAACTGGTCAGCGGCGGCGATGCGCTGGCGCAACATGACCTGTTCGCGCTCGTTGCGCAGAGCGCTATCCTGTAGCGCAGCGATAGCCGCGCGACTTTCGGTTAGCGCTGCCGCCACCCTGACGTTTTCCAGCTTCGCGGCATCCAGACTGTCGCCGAGCGTAATGACCTGCCATTTCAACAAAGCAATGACCGCCAGCAACACCAGCGACAGAAAAGGCTTATTACCGCGACTCATAATGCCCCCGTCATACACAGCGCCAACTCGCGCGCCCGGCGATTCTCCAGCCCGGCAGACCTGACGCCGTTGACGAATACCCAGCGGGGAAGCTGATTGCACGCGGCGGGCCACTGCTTTTTATTGATGAAATGCGCCAGCGTTGACGCGCACGCAGCGCCCGTGCCGACGTTGAACGCAAAGCTGACCACGGCGTCATAGACCGGCTGCGGCATGATCACCGGCATACACTGCGCAAGGCGTTTCTCGACCTGCATGACATCGGCCACCAGATTGACCGCGGCTTCGCGCTCAGTGATAACCCTGCCGGGTTTCACCCCGGCAGTGTGGCCGATACCGCTCGTCCAGACGCCCGCGCTGCACTGATAAGGGCTCAGGCGGCACCCTTCCAGATTGGCAATCAGCTCAAGGCCCGCCATTGACGTATGCAACCGGATAAAATCCGGCAACAACGCCGCCAGCGCCAGCACGACGGCGACGCTGCAACGTTTAACGATTGATTTCATCGAAAACCTCCCGTCGAATGCCGACATTTTTCAGCAGCAAATAGCTTTTGCGGCGGTAGTACCAGTTGGTGACAAAGGTGCCGACGCCGACCACCGCACCGACAATCAGTGCGATGTCCTGCGCGGAATACTTTCCGACCCATGCCAGCAGCACCGCGACGGCATAAGCAATGAACGATGTGACTTTCTCCATGGTTAATCCCATAGCTGAACGGTTTCGGATGCCAGGGCGGTATCAATGACCGGCAGCGTGACCACCGTGCCATGCGGCAGGATGACACCCAGCTCAGCCAGCCCCGGATTCGCCAGCAGCACCGCCTCGACCACGCCTGCGGTGCGGCCGTAGACGCGATAACACAGTGCGTCGAGCGTGTCCCCCTGAAGCGCGACGGCGTTCATCAGATTTGCCCGACAATGCAGCGCGGCTTACCCTGCAACCGGGCTATTGACCAGCGCATATCCCGCCAGTGCTCATCAATGGACACCTCAACGCTGTCGGCCTTTTTATCCCCCTTGGCGCTGGCATCCGCACCCCGGTAGCGCTCGTACAGCGTGGCGGTTGTCATGGCGCAGACCGCACTCAGGTAGTGAAAGCACTTCTCACTTTCGCCGTCGACCTCGTCGGCCGGTACATCGGCCAGCGTTTTGAAACCGGCGGCGAGTTGCTGCTCGCGATAGAGATACAGCTCGGCATTCGTCTCCGAGATACCGCTGCGAATGGCAAAGCGCAGACGCTCCGGCGAGACCGTGTACTCAAGACGCATCAGCTCGCGAATGCGTTTCGGGTCAACATCCGGGAAAAAGAACGTGTTTTTAATCACCGGCTCCGGTACAGCCGGTTGCGGGATAATGGCCGTCGGCTCGTCCGGCGGCTTAATCGGGTTACGCATAATCACTGTCGTCATGACGACCTCAAAAAATAGGGGGCGGTGGACGGCGGCCTTGATACGTCAAAAGACGCTCGCGGCCGCCGTGCCGCCCGGCGCGGGGCGCGTTCTGTTAACCGGCGGTTTTTACCGCCTTGCGTGGGCGTCCGCGCTTGGCCGGCGTGGCGGCCTTACGCGGGCGCGTGGTTGTTCTTTTGGCGGCGGCCGCCGGCTTCGGCTTGAGGGCGCTCTCACATTTTTGGATCTCTTTTCTCACCCCGACATGACCGTCGAGCTGCATCGCGCGCTCGAGGTGCTCCAGCGCCTGCGCATAGTCACCGCAGTCGCTCAACATCAGGCCGGTCACCTTGAACAGTTTGGCCTTGACCATGTCGGGCATATCCTCGGCGGCCGTCATCTCGATGGCGGCGCGAAGGTCATCGATGCTGGCCGGGCGTCCCGCCTTGCGGCTGCGCTCCGCCGACAGCGCCACCTCTTCGGCCAGCAAGTACGCCACCGGGCGCTTGTTGTTCGGCACTTTGAGACGGTATTTCAGCGCATAAGGTGCAATTTCCAGCGCGCCGGAAATGTCATCGGCGTCGAGCATCCACTGCATGGCGGTCATCAGAATGTCGTCCTGTGCCCCCCGCCCCTCGGCCAATACCCCGGCCACCCACGGCACATAGAACGGCAACATGGCGCGTTTGTGCTCAGCCTTTTTCTCGACGGAATGGATCTGTTTCAGCTTGGTGCGGTCTGCGGCCAGCTTGACGAGCATTTGCTCGTAGGCGGTGGCATGGCGCAGCGGGTCATCCACCCGCTGCGCAGCCTCCACGGCCGAGACCCGCATCATGTGACGCTGTGCGGGACTCGTCATGGTTACGCTTCGCCTTCAGTTTTTGGCGTTTCCTCACCGGCTGGCGCAGGTTGCGCGGCCGCCCCTTTCACTGCCAGCACGATAGCGTCAGCCAAGGCGCTGATATCGGCTCCCGATGGCTGCGGGTCTTCTTTGGATACCCGTACGCCCGACTTTTCTGTCGACGCAGGCAGCAGCTCGATATTTTCAATCAGGCAACCGGCGGCGTAATCCTCGATGACGTAGTCAATTTTCATCGACTCGTAGTTTTCGACGCGGTCACGCTTGGCGTTCTCTTCGATATGGCGGCGGTGACTCTCATCCATGATGTAAATCGACAGATTCTCGAGCGTGGTGA